TACACGTCTTAATGGACGTGTACTTGATTATTTAGATGCGCTGGATTCTATGATAGACTTTGCCATAGAAGAAGATGTAGATTGTGTATTATTTGCTGGTGATGCATTCAACAAACATAATCCTGATCCAACCTATCTAAGAGAGTTCGGATCTAGAATTATACGATTATCCGATCATTGTCCCATTGTATTATTAACAGGAAATCATGATGTTCCAGGCTCTGTTGAGAAGGCTTCATCTATTACATTATTTGATACTCTCAGAGTGCCGAATGTTGTTGTTGGAATGAATTATGAAATGCTGGAAATAGATACAGCACATGGTATTTTACAGGTTGCTACTGTGCCGTATCCGTTCAAGAATACAATATTATCTTACAAGGAAATGCATGGTAAGAGTAGAGATAAAATAGAGGAATTATTCAAGAAGAAATTCAATGCTATTATCAGGAATCTTGGGAGTCAAATCAATGAGTCCTATCCAGCGATTCTTCTTGCTCATTTGTCTGTTGATACAGCGATATTCGGATCGGAAAGAATCACAGAAGTTGGGGCATCAGCTCAAGTCTCATTGGAAACTCTGATCAGTGATCCATGGGATTATGTGGCTCTAGGACATATACATCTTTTCCAAAATCTGACAAAGGATGTTGAAGGAGAAATCCCTGTAGTTTACTCTGGCAGTATGGAAAGAGTAAACTTTGGAGAGGAACATGATGACAAGGGATTTATTCTTATAAATATTGGAAAAGAGACAACCTATGAGTTCATTCAGACTGATGCTAGACCATATGTCACGATAGAAGCCGATGTATCAGAAAAGCATAATCCCACAGAATATATCCTCAACAAGATTTCCAAGACAGATATAAAGAGTGCTGTCGTCAGATTGGTCATTCATGCGGATGTAAGCAAGCAAGGTCATATAAGACAGGAAGCCATAGCTCAGGCGATCTTAGATGCTGGAGCATATTGTATACATTCCATCGTCATCAAGCCAATAGACAGAGCATATACTGCTAGGCTTGGAAATGTCAACATTTCCAGCATCCCAAAGCAGGATCTGCTAAAATCCTACTTTACAAGTTTAAGTATTAAGAAAAGCGAAATAGATGAGCTTATGGCAATGGCTGAAGACATAATGACTGAGGTAGAAAATGGATAAGAAACCTATTCGTGTGCTTCCTGTAGAAGCTGTGCAAACACTGAACAGTTTGAAGACTGCTATCGAAGACATTTGCACCATATTCGGCACTACTCCAGCAGATCTATTCTCTAAGGAACAGGAACAGTGCGACAAGGAATATGCTGAGAGTCTGAAGGATTGTGAAGAATGAGCAAGGCAGCAGACATTATCAAGGATCTACGAAAGAAGAAGATAGATGTTTCATCATTGAGTGATGAAGACTCGCCTTGCAAAGTATCGTCTTGGCTCAGCACAGGTTGTATAACCTTGGATAGCATCATGGGTGGAGGATTGCCTTTGGGGAGGATCGTCGAGATATATGGTGATCCTTCTTCTGGTAAGTCTCTCATTGCAGCTCAGGCAGCAGCAATAGCACAGGAGGATGGTGTCATAGTTGCGTATGCCGATACGGAAACAGCTGTCAGCATAGAAATGATGGAAATGCTCGGTGTGAATGTAGATGAACTGATATACGCATCGCCAGATACAGTTGAAGATGTGTTTACATTCTTCGAAGAGACAATGAATTCAAGATTGGAAAATGCTCCTGATAGCAAACTATTATTGATATGGGATTCTATCGCTGCTACATCTTCTGATACTGAGATGGAGAATGAATATGGCAAGGCAACTATGGGAATTCATGCCAGACTCATATCACAAGGTCTCAGGAAGATGGCAAGGATTATTTCCAAAGACAAGGTTGCTGTGCTTCTGATGAATCAAACTCGTCAGAAATTGGGCGTCATGTTTGGCGATGATAAAGCAACATTCGGTGGTAAGGCTGTGTCATTTCATAGTTCTATCCGTGTGCAGTTGGATATTTCCAAAAAGATTGTCATTCCGAAGGCAAATAAGAAAGGCAAGAAGGTCATCGGGATGAACACCAGAGCCGTCTGTGTGAAGAACAAACTACATATACCATTCCAGGATGTTGTGTTGCCTATATATTTTGGTCATGGTGTCGATGACGCATTGTCAGCATTCTACTATCTGGAAGATCACGACTTAATCACGAGTCATGGACCATCCAAGCATATGGACTTAGAAGGCAAGACACTTAAGTTCCAGAAAACCAGCTGGTCAGACATTTTCGACAAGAACTATGATCAGATTGCTGATATCATTATGAATATTGGAAATGAGGAAATCACAGAGGAATGAGGAAACGTATCGTTATGTGGATTCTACGTTGGTTATGTAGTATAGCTCAGTTTATCGATGGTGCTATAGGCACACTGACATTGGGAAGATGGTATACACGACTACATATCAAGATGATCAAGATGTATTTTGCATATTCGGTGACAAATGACAGTTCTCATCGTTGATGGAAATCATATGGCACATCGTTGCCGACATGTATTCTCACTATCTAATCATGGTGTGGATGTTTCTGTGACATATGGATTCTTGAAGGTTCTTGGATCAAATATCACAAAATTCCAACCATCGTCTGTAATTGTAGCATTCGATAATGGTGTTCCGGATTATCGTCGTAAAGCAATTCCAGAATACAAAGCAAATAGGGATCATGGTGATCCTGTAGACTATGAGGATTTTACCAGACAACTGAACGAACTATTGGATATACTTCCACATATGGGAGTCATTGTTGTTAGGAAACGTTGTGCCGAAGCAGACGACTTGATGTATCATGCATCAAGGATGGTAAAGGATCATGCTGTTATTGTAACAGGAGATAAAGATCTACTTCAGGCTGTAGAGATGGGTGTAGATGTATATTCTCCATCCAAAGAGTTCTTGTATACTGTAGACAATTTTGAAGAGGAAATAGGCATAGATAGGTATGACTATATCCATTGGCGAGCACTACAAGGGGACTCTAGCGACAACATAGCAGGTATCCCAGGTCTTGGAGAAAAGACAGCAACTAGACTTTTCCAAGAATACAAGTCTCTTACAGGTATAACAAATGCTGCTATGGGAAGAAATCCTATAGGGAAACTTACAGGACGAATAGGTGATGCTATCATAGCATTTGGATTTGATAGAATTTGTAAGAATGTATATGTGATGGCTCTGTATGCTGATAGGACAGGATCTAGAGCAGCTGTCCTTGATGCTATAGAGGATTTCCAAAAAGCAGATGAAAAGATCATGAAGAAATATATCATGAAGAATGCATTTGTATCATTGCTCGATGGGAATTTCATCGGTGGTATGCTGAAGCTCAAGAAGCCTCTCATCACATTACCAGAGCGAATACCTGTTGTATGTTGTGATAGGAAACCTGTCAAATGATCAATTCAGATTATCTGTATATTGGAATAGATCCTGGGAAATCTGGAGCGATTGCTAGTATATTCAGAGATCGTGTGACAAACACATTCGTGATGCCAATATCTGGAAAGACTATAGATATAGATGCTATCGCTGCTCATCTGTATAAATTGATACACATGAAAAGTGTTGCAACATACAATGGAGCAATTGTTTGTGTGGAAAAAGTTCATGCTATGCCAGGACAGGGAACTGCAAGTATGTTCTCGTTTGGTTATTCTGTTGGTGTTATTCATGGTATTGTTACTACATTAGAAATTCCTATGTACCTTGTAGCTCCACAGACTTGGAAAAAAGAGATATTATCTGATACAAAGAAAGACAAAGATGCTGCGATAGCATTCTGTCGTAGAGTGTATCCGGATGTTTCCTTATTGGCAACAGAGCGATCGAAGAAATCTCACTCAGGAATAGCAGACGCGATATGTCTTGCGAGATATGGCTCCATAAAATTCTGACATATGATATTCAACTGCGACGAGGTTACAAGACTTGTCATGGAATGGCAAAGCAGCAAAGATGTTTTGTTGATGTCGCAAATTCTAGAAAAATCCAGAGTTCTTATAGAGGTATTAGTATCATCATACGATCCTGATCATAGAGAGGATCTTATCCAAGAATCCTATGCGAAGATTCAGTATGCTTCTCAATATTATGATCCTCAGGTGAGCAACCTACATAACTATTTCACAACAGTTATCAGAAATGTTTGTAGCACCTATATACATAAAGCGAATAGAGAGATACCTGTCGATCCTGATGATCTTCAAAGTTATGAAGATCATCATGTTTATGCTCAAGATCTAGACATATTACAGGATTTGACAATTCGAAACAGAAATAGATTTCCAAGCATTCCTGTAGATACACTAGATGATATCACTGAGATGTTATACTATCAGCTTGTAGATGGGAAGGGAAGCACAAGAGGTATTGTAGCATTATTGATGGCTACATTTGATGTCACTAGAACCATCGCAACTATAGTGTGTAATTCATCACTTATATATATGAGATGTACATTCAGAACATTTGCAGATGTAGGAGACTGTAAGGTAGAAGAGTTATCACTTATTTCGGATTTGAGAGATATAATTGGAGATGAATTATATTCTAGAGTGTCGCTTGCTTTTTCTAAAATGCATATGAGGTTTCCATGAATAAAATAAGTGGTGTTTATCAAATAGAAAATATTATCACAAAAGAAATATACATTGGAGCTTCTTGTGATATTAGAAGAAGAGTGTGTGCTCATAGAAATACACTGAATAGAGAATGTCATAGAAATCTACGTCTCCAGATAGATTGGAATATATTTGGTGGAAAGAATTTCAAAGCATCAACACTCATCACATGTCATCCTGATATGCTTCACTGGTATGAGCAACAATTCATCGATCAATGGAAACCAGAATATAATCTATATCTGGATGCTAATGGTCCGAAAGGTCATAAATTCTCTGAAGATGTTAGAGCAAAGATATCAGCTAGTCATATAGGCATAGGTCATAATCATTCTGAAGAATCTAAGAAGAAAATATCTGAAAGTAAGAAAGGTCACATTGTGACTGAGGAGACTAGAAAGAAAATATCAGAACATATGAAGGGTAATCATAATGGTGCAAACAGTCAAGGGATGAAGGGCAAGCATCATTCTGTAGAATCAAGGCAGAAGATATCCATTGCAAATAAGGGACGACACAGCATAGAAAATCTTGGACGCAAACGTTCTGAAAAAACTAAAGCAAAAATGTCTGAATCACAAAAGGCTGCATGGATAAGAAGGAAAGAAGAAACATCCAATATTGTGTAAGTTGTACGTAGCAGTAAATATAATATGAGGATCGAAAATGATTGTTTGGAAATCAGTGAAGCCTACAAAGATGAAAGACGATGTATTTCGTCTTGAATTTTTGTATGCAGTTCACAAAGCTGAGCGAGAGATAAAGAAAGATTTCCAAGAGACAGTAAAGACTTGGGATCATGAAGTCACATTCGAATCTATAATCAGTTTGAAAGGTGGTCCGTCAGTCTTTGTAGGGACTGATAATGAACTATATGCAATTGTCAGTAATGATGCTGCTCCTCATGATATTCCGAAGAGTGGTGAAGCAATGATGGTGTATCAGGTAGGATACATAGCAAAGACTACTCCTGGTGTGATAGGTTCTAAGAAAGGTGGAAAGTTTGGTTCTTACACTAGACGGAAGGTGGTTCATCATCCTGGTCATGTAGGTCGTCATTTTGATGCACTGATTCAGAAGAAGTGGGAACCAAAATTCAAAGATATGATGCACGATGCTATGAAGACAGCAACAGAGAAATCAGGACATGGAGTAAAGTGATGAATGTAAAGATCATAGCAAGCAAAAATCAAACAGCACTGGTAGAATGGGAAGATGCAGATGGACTACATAGAGGCTATATACCAGAGGAGGTAATCTATGACAATGTGGTAGACGACGATGTCTTGTCTATAGTAATACCCTATGGCTTGGAATGGGAGTATATCATTGGTGATTTGTTAAACAAAGTGACTCCTCGTGAGTTCTCTAAAAATCTAAGGAAAGCAGGAATATGGTCTATGCAAGATCTCAGGTCTAATCCAAGTGTTGTCTTTGGAGCAATCCAACAGACCTATGGATTGGATTTCAGCACTCTTGTACTATTAACAGAGAAGTATCTCAAGGAGATAGATAAATAATGGCAAATAAATACACACTGGCTGGTGAAGGAGCGTTATGGATCATGCCAGATGGTCCGAATACAGATCCGCAGTTCTTGGGATGTCACGAATTAGGTGATATCAGTGAGCCACGAGGTGACGTCAAACTCATCCAGTGCTCTACCGATGATCCAAATGTCTATGAGACGATTGGTTCTTTCCAAGCTGCGCCTGGTGCTGTTACAACGTCATTGAAGACAGATATCCGCAGTGTTGCGGATTATATGGAATTGGTAAAATGCCCGACGGGTCTGTTTGCCAACGTTGTGACGTGTGGGAAGAAATCCGTTTTTGGGAACTGGGATCGTTCTTTCTTCCTACGAAATATGTGGGTGACGAAGCGAGGTGTTTCCAAGATTACATCCATGACACCTGATTCTCAGGATCGTTCTGAGCAGAACTTCGATCTGACATCTGAAGAGTTGATACGTTTGTACAAGCTGAGT